ATATAATTGCAACTTTCGATTGTAATACCAACATCTTCGTTTGTCATATAATTGCAACTTTCGATTGTAATACCAACGTCCTCTTCTGTCATATAATTACAGCTTTCGATGGTAATACCAACGTCTTCTTCTGTCATATAATTACAGCTTTCGATGGTAATACCAACATCTTCGTTTGTCATGTAATTACAGCTTTCGATGGTAATACCAATATCTTCGTTTGTCATATAATTGCAACTTTCGATGGTAATACCAACGTCCTCTTTTGTCATGTAATTACAGCTTTCGATGGTAATACCAACATCTTCGTTTGTCATATAATTGCAACTTTCGATGGTAATACCAACGTCTTCTTCTGTCATATAATTGCAACTGTCAACAATAGACCTAACAGCATTAGACGTTGTATATCCTGTGCTTTGAACATATGTTTCAACCCTGTCGTCAGTATAATATTTGTTTGTAGTTCCTTCACTCAACATATTAGTGTCTCTATTTTGAAGGTTCACAGAATGTAGGTTTTCACCAGAGCCATAAAAGTTGGAGGCATAAATGTTTGAAACCCTTATATCACCTGATGTAAGAATGTCTCCAACCACATCCAAAGTATGTTGAGGAGTTGATGTACCTACCCCTATTTTGCCATCGCTTTGTATCATCATCAATGAATTTGAAGTAATTGTACCACCTGTTTCTTGATAATTCCATGCTGAAAATAATTCACCTGTTATAGAACTGTAATTATCAATTCGTAAAGCAGCACCTTGGTAATCGTCATTTATGATGTGTAACTTTTCAGCAGTATATTCGAATGTATCAATTACTGTCGTTTCACCAATTACACGAAGATTACTTGTTGTTAGATCACCTACAATAACGAGATCGTTGTCATAAACATTATTGACAATAAACTTTGAATTTGTCCCAACTGCAATATCATCAGTGTTGAAGTCATTTATTGTTATATAATTGCAGCTTTCAACAATTGATCCTACATTTTCGAAAGTAGTGTAATTTGTCAAATCTGTTTCAGGAACTTCGTCTAATGTAATGTAATTACAGCTTTCGATGGTGATACCAACATTTTCATTTGTCATGTAATTACAGCTTTCGATGGTGATACCAACATTTTCATTTGTCATGTAATTACAGCTTTCGATGGTAATACCAACATCTTCTTTTGTCATGTAATTACAACTTTCGATGGTAATACCAACATTTTCGTTTGTCATATAATTACAGCTTTCGATGGTAATACCAACATCTTCCTTTGTCATGTAATTACAACTTTCGATGGTAATACCAACGTTTTCATTTGTCATGTAATTACAGCTTTCAATGGTAATACCAACATCTTCATTTGTCATATAATTACAGCTTTCGATGGTAATACCAACGTTTTCATATGTCATGTAATTACAGCTTTCGATGGTGATACCAACATTTTCGTTTGTCATATAATTACAGCTTTCGATTGTAATACCAACATCTTCCTTCGTCATGTAATTGCAGCTGTCAACAATGGACCTAACAGCGTTAGAAGTTGTATATCCTGTAGCTTGAATATATGTTTCAACCCTGTCGTCAGTATAATATTTGTTTGTGGTTCCTTCACTTAACATATCAGTGTCTCTATTTTGAAGGTTCACAGAATGTAGGTTTTCACCAGAGCCATAAAAGTTGGAGGCATAAATGTTTGAAACTCTTATATCACCTGATGTAAGAATGTCTCCAACCACATCCAAAGTATATTGAGGAGTTGATGTACCTACCCCTATTTTGCCATCGCTTTGTATCATCATCAATGAATTTGAAGTAATTGTACCACCTGTTTCTTGACAATTCCATGCTGAAAATAATTCACCTGTTATAGAACTGTAATTATCAATTCGTAAAGCAGCACCTTGGTAATCGTCATTTATGATGTGTAACTTTTCAGCAGTATATTCGAATGTGTCAATTACTGTCGTTTCACCAATTACACGAAGATTACTTGTTGTTAGATCACCTACAATAACAAGATCGTTATCATACACATTATTGACAATATACTTTGAATTAGGTCCCATTGCAATATCTTCAGTAGTCAAATTATTGATTTTTTGTGAAATAACATTTGATGCATTTAAAACAACAGTCTCAGTATAATTTGATGAATCTTCTATATTTATTTCTTCCAATGTTATTTCATCACCATTTAAATCTTTTTCTTTTTTTTCCATTACCAGTTTGTTTTTATTATTAACAGATATGCTTACAAAACTTTTATTAGGATTATTTCCTTGACCATTTGTGCTTTGTATTGGCATTTTCAAATTTTGTACAGTAATATTTGCATAATTTTCTCCCTTTATAAAGTTTATAGTATCAGAGTCATTTTGTATAGATATATCACCAATATGTGCTGTATTTCCAGATAGATACAAATCTTTCCATCTGTATTGTTCGGTTCCCAAATCATAAACTTCATTGCTCGAAGGAATAAAGTCTCCATCGATAATTGTATTTTTATGTAAATTTATTTCACTATCATTAAAAGTAGCGATTTTTTGAATTTGATTATTTGATTTTGTACCAATATATGTTTGGTATTTTTGGTCTTCAATATATGAACCCAATACACCAGCGTTGCTAGTGTCGTTGTAAAAATAGTTATTGCAATTATTTGCAACAAATAAAACATGTGCTTCATCTACTGTAGAGGAAAATTTGGCTACAGTAGGATAGTTTGAACTTTTTGCAAAAAGTTTGCATTCGTGTTGTGAAAAAGAAGGGTGTTGCATCCTTTTTACTTGTGTAAATTATTTTAATTTTTGTGTTGCAAGTGCAACAAATAATATTTGTAAATGTTTACAAAAGTTTAAAAAAAATTAGACGTTTTTGAGATATCTTTTTTTCTTTTCTCCTTTACACATGACAATTACATATTTGCCATCTCTTGGGCCATTATGAATTTTTTTATTTCCACTAACATTGGCAATATTTTTCTTTTTTTGTTCTGTAATTTCTTTCTTCATGCTATTCTATTATAAATACATATAAAAAACCTCTTATTGTTTTTTTTGCAATAGTTTATCCAATAAAAATAAAAAATGAATATAAGTTTAACAAATTACTGAAAATGTTATGGGTTTTTGCATAAATGGAAGGAAATTAATATCAAGCTATTTTTCAAAGCTACTGGATATTAAAAAATTCCAATTCTCAAGAAAAAGAAAATATCACGATGTGTCCAATAATATATGGACACGGAGTTCAGTACGGGTATCTTCAGAACCTTCATATAATGAAAATGAAATTGTGAAAATACAATCTATTTTTAGAAGAAGACAATCTAATAAAAGTAATATATACATATGTTTAAGACAAAAATCAATTCAGGAATCATTCCAAAGAGAAATAAAAGGGTACCACTTAATAAACAAAGATCTTATCAATGGTGAGGCGTGGGAAGAATTAAATAGAAATATTGTTAAACATAAATGTGAAGTAGTTGATGGTGCTAGTGGAAATCATAAATCTGGTAAAGATAATAAGTTCAATGACTGGAACATTTCAAATAAAACAGCAAAAATAAAAGAAAATGGAGAGATTGACATATCTTCTTATAGACTTACAAGTGTATGTTCTGAAAATTATATCGGTAAAACATATGAAATTATTAAAGAAATAGAAACAAGAGACAAATCTTTTGAGTATTATTCTATTTTATTGAAAAAAGAACAAACGTCAAATGGACATATTAAATATTTCTGGTGTATTGTCCCAAAAGACTACTATATATTTAATGTAAACAAATATCCTTTGAAAAAAATGTTAGGGAAAAAAGGAATAAGAAACGGAAATGTTATAGGTTGGGAATCCAAATATTTTAAAATTTCTTTCACTATGTCCTCACAGCTCTGGTTTTCATTCAGTTTCAAAGAAATTCAAAAATACATTATTGCCGAAGTTGATATTGATAAAACATACATTCCAAAACTAACATATGGTGAGATTTATAGTAATTACTGTCATCTAATAACGAATTTCAAAAACCTGAGAAATGTATAAATACTCAATCTTGTTAATTTGTATTTGAACTTAAAAATATAATGTATTGTTAAATGAATATGTGTTCAATAAAATTTAAACTTTTATTTATGGGATTTATTTCTATTCTAACAGAATCGAGTTCTGTCAAATTTTCATCAATTGTGCGTAACACAATAATAATGAATCCTCGAACACCTGTTATATATTCTAGTGATGCATTTATTTTAGAAGACACAAATATTCGAAAAAGATGCTCTATAGAACATATTTTTCCTAAATCCCTTATGCTCAAATGTCATCAATATGACATGCACAATATGATTAAAGCACCTTGTCAATTAAATACAGTAAGATCCAATTACAAATATGTTGAAAACATTGAGAAGAATGATACAAACTGGTTGAAGTTGGAACATGGAAATTTTGTAAATCATAAAAAAAGATTTTTTATCCCAAATGAAAGCTCTAGAGGATTTATTTCACGTTCAATCCTGTATATAACAACTGAATACAAATATAATTATAAAAGAGTTATTGATAAAAATGTTTTGTTTGAATGGTATTTGAAATATCCTCCTTGTGAAAAGGAAATTTATCATAATGAAATAGTGAGAGAAATTCAAAATACAAACAATGTTTTCGTATCTGCATATAACAAAAGAAACAAATTTATACATCGAATATATGAAAACTTCTAGTAGTAAAAATATATAAAAGCAAAAACATAATTTGAATTTAAAGATATCACAAATGTGTCAAAATACACCTTTCACAGCAGTCATTGTGGAACCAAGGAAGCATTCTTGTTTGGAATATGTATTAAATAACTTCAATGAAGGTCTTGATAATAGATGGCAGTTTTTGATAATCCACGGAAATGATAACAAGGAATTTGTAAAGAATATTGTAGATAAGTTAACAACCCGCAAGATAATATTGAAAAATCTCAATGTAGGCAATTATTCTGTACAAGAATATAACCTACTTTTCTATGACAAAGATTTTTATGATTTGATACCAACAGAAATATTTTTGGTTTTTCAAACAGATGCTTTAATATGTTTGCAAAATAAACATCTTATAAATGATTTTCTTCAATATGACTATGTTGGTGCACCTTGGGACGACAGAAATGTTGGAAATGGCGGACTTTCACTAAGAAGAAAAACCAAAATGTTAGAAATTCTAGAAAAAGGAAAAGATTTGAAATTACAATCAAATGGCGAACATTGGAATGAAGATATATTCTTTTCAATAAAAAGCCAAAGTATACCCGATCTTTTTGTTTATAGACCAGATTTTGAAAAAGCAAAGACATTTTCAGTTGAAACGGTTTTACATTTGAAATCATTTGGTACACATAATGGTTGGAAATATAGGAAATCAAAAACTGAATTGTTACAATATATAAACTCTTTCCCAGAAGTTTTACAATTATTGAAAATTTTACAAAAATAAGTACATCTTCATCTAAAATATTTTCAAATGAAAATTGTCATACAGAATCTTTTGTACATCAATGATTAAAAATATCATATGGAATATTACCAAACCTTTTGCGAAATCTGTTTTCGGGACAAAGTCTCCAAAACCAACAGATGAAGTTATAGTTATGGCAAAATATAAAGGATCTATATTTGATTTAAATTCCATTGGATTTCCTCCAAAATAATATAACAAGGTGTATAGTATTGCAAATACGACAATAGTTCTTATCATGAAGTATTAGAAGTATTAGACCTATTTAAATAAAAAGAAAATATAAACTATATTGTAGTTAATGAAATATATCGAAAAAAACTTTATTATTCAAAACAAGAGCTGTGAAGAATTGTACGCTTACTTATATGAAGACGAAAATAACACTCTGTTGAAAAGTGTTTTTGACATAAAAAAGTTTAATCAAGGCGAATGGTATAACCACAAAAGAACTGATACAATTGAGATGCATTTCGAAGAAATACCATGTCGCCTTGCTGATTTTCTTTTATCAGGTGAAAAAATAATCAAGTTAAAATGCAAACATTTTTTAGATCAATATGATACAAATAAAATAAAGGTAATAACTAAAATAACACCAATCAATAGCATTTTTCTAAAATTACTAAATAAACTGAAGGTTATCAAGTTTAAAAGCACATTAATTATTGAACAAAGAGATTCTTATTGTATTGGAAATATCAATATTAAAATACTTTCTTTTTTAAATTCATCATTAAAAGATAGTTTAGAATCTTTTTGCGAAGACTTGTGTGGAAAATCGATAGACCATATAATAAATAATTTACAAACCAAATAACAAAAAAGTGAAATATTATTACCTTTTTTATTTTTTAGTCTTTTCATGTTCATGATCGAGTATCTACGACTTTTATGACTTTCTTGCATGAGATATTGCATTTTTGATGTTGTCAATATTGAAAGTATTTGGTTTGGAAAGAGCCATGTTAGTAATTGCCACCAACCTTGCAAGCTTTTCTTTAAGATCCATATTTTCACATATCAGTTTGTTGTTCTCTTCTATGATCTTTTCATCACACATTTTACGTTTTTTTGTATTGATCTCGATTTTGAAATATTTGTCCTCGTTTATGAAGGTAACATCATCGCTTGTCTTTGAGAAATATGTGTTGTCCACTTCAACAAACTTATTTTTACTATAAGCATATATCTTAATATCGTCAGTCATATTATAATGTTATGATATGAAACATAACAATCATTTTTTTTGCAAAATTTGAAAAATGTTGTCATTTTGTCAAATCAATAAAAAATAAATGAATACATTAATAAAAAAAAAATTTTATTTAATAAAGGATAAATATACATGACAAGATATGATGTTGTAATCGTTGGAGGGGGGCCGTCGGGCCTGTCATTAGGTCATTATTGTACAAAAATTGGAATGAAAGTTTTGATCATTGAAAAAGAAAAAGATATAGGTGGGTGTCATACAGTTTACCGAAACGATAAAAATTTATTCTCAGAACACTCTCCTAGGGTTTATTCTTCGGGATATTTAAATTTCATACAAATTCTTGACGATATCCATCTCCCATTTCACGATGTTTTCACTCAATTAAATTTCCAATCATTTGATCTCATAAAAGCATCCATTTTCAAGAACTTTAGTTTATATGAAATATTAGATTTAACTCTCAATATATTTCAACATATAGTATCTCCTGATCACGGTAAAAGAATTACAGTACACAAATATATGCAACAAAGCAAATTTTCACAAAAATCAATTGAAGTCATAGATACTTTGTGTAGAATGTCAGACGGTTGCACATCACAAACAATTTCTCTCAATACCTTTTTGACTTACATCAATCAGCAAATAATGTATAAGTTATATGAACCTCGTTTGCCAAACGATGAATTACTTTTTCGTAAATGGGAAAACTATTTGAATAGTCATAATTGTACAATATTAAAATCGTGTAAGGTTGAGAGATTTGATTTCGACAATCATAAAATTGTATCCTGTACACTTGACGAAGACCATCAAAATCAAATAATATATGCTGACAATTTTGTTTTAGCAGTGCCTCCTGTAAATATTGTATCTATTGTAAAAAATACAGGTATTGTAAATGCATTCGGCGATATCGAAAAGTTACAAAAAATGGCCGACAGTACTAGATATATTGATTACATATCTATTACGTATCATTGGAAACAACCTCTCAAGTTTGATTCAAAATATGTTTTTCCCAACACAGAATGGGGTATTTTCAATGAAGTCATGAGTGATTACATGAAATTTCAAGAAAAAGAATCGCAAACTGTGATAAGTGTAAGTATTTCAAAACTGAATACAAAGAGCAGTTTTTTAAACAAAACAGCAAACGAATGCTGTCGTGAAGAAATAATTCAAGAAACCTTTAGACAATTGTCAAAAGATAAACCAAATATGACCAAAGATTTTATTGCAATATTTGAACCAAGTACCTATTGGGATACTAGTAGAAAAACGTGGACTATGAAAGGAACTGGATATGTTTCAAATATAAATACATCAACACTATCTTTTACGAGCTCGTTGTTTTCTAACTTGTACAATGTTGGAACACATAATGGTCAAAGTTTTTATAAACCTACAACATTTGAATCTGCTGTCTGTAATTCTCTTTCACTGTTCCAAATGATGTATCCAAAACACAAAAATAAGGTATCCATGAAAAAAGTGTCGACATTAAGAGGTCTTTTAATATGGTTAACTGCAATTTTTATCGTTTTATATATATTATATGTTTTAATGAGATAAATCGTTTATGAGTAAATTTTCATGGATTGGTCATTTATCAATTCATTCATTATTTTGTTATGTTCGATAAACTCATCCAAATTTTCAAGATAGTTGTCGAAATGTCTAAACAAATAATCTACCAAGCCAGACATATTGAATTTTATTGTTTTGATTTTGTCATAAAATTTTTGAAATTCATTTTCGTCTACGTTTTCCACAAGAGATTTGAAACAATCGTAAACTTCTTCACGTTTAGGGTAATCGAACACTACGATTTTATCAATTCTTCCAGGTCTTATAAGTGATGGTTCGAGTCTCTCTGGATTATTTGCTGTTAAGATGGTAATGATACATGAACCCGATTTTGAAATAAATCCATCTAAAATATTTAAGAGACAACTATAACTGACGTTAGTATTATGTGACTGACGGTCTTTGAAATAGGAATCAATATCTTCGAATATAATAATTGAGTTGTCTTTGATATCATTTATAAGATCTATTAGCGTTTCATCAGTAAGTGACTTGCTAAAATTCAAAATATACACATTAAAATCATATTTTTTAGCAAGTGCCTTACAAAGACATGTCTTGCCACTCCCCGGAATACCTGTAAATAACATATTCAACTTATGATTTCTTCCAAATTTCACATATTTGTCCTTCATTGATATAAAATTGTCGATATGGTTAATAAGATTAGTTTTAATATTCTTATCAATATAAATATCATCTAATGACTGAACACCAATACTCTTATGTTTGTCCCACGAAGGAGGTTTGCAACGACTTGAATATATAGTTATATTTCCATTCTCTTTTTTTGTTTCATCTAGAGTCATGTATACAGATGACATGAATTTTTCGATTTTTTCTAAATCTTCATTATATACATATAGTTTTTTGTATATTACTGGGTCTGTTGCCATCAAAGAATAAACAGGTTCACCGTACTCATAACATTCTATTATAAATTCATCTCCTTCAAACAACCATGTAAACTTTTCAAACCCTGGGTATATTTTGACTTCAAGATCATTTGCTTTGTTTTTAACAGAACATATGAAATTTTTCATACTGTCTGTATATTTTTTATCCTGATACTCATAATTGGTTTTCAAATATTCAATGAATTTGATCTTTTCATCACCCAATAACTGAACACCTTTCATTTTTGTTATTTATGTATAGTATTAATAGTCTTATATCATTGTGATGTATCATTTTTTACATATAAACAATATTTCATATATAACATATAACATATAACATATAACATATAAAAATGATGTTATGTTCGCACAATCAACGTATAGAGCATCAATATGATGTCATATCTCAAGAATTTGATATGTCGCGTGTCAGGATTTGGAAAAGTGTCAAAGAATTTATAACAAATCACAATAGTTCAAATAAGAAATTATTGCTAGATGTTGGTGTAGGAAATGGTAAAAATATCTTATTTGCAAATGAGTATAATTACGAATGTATTGGTATTGACATATCCACAAATCTACTTGAAATATGTCGTCAAAAACGGTTGAATGTTCACAAAAAAGATGTTTTACATTTGAATAAATCATTTGGTATGTTTGATACAATTTTGTGTATCGCAACAATACATCATTTGGAGAATATTATGGAACAAACTCAAGCGATACTGAACATGATTGATTGTTTGAATCCACATGGTAATCTTTTGATATCTGTTTGGTCAATTGAAATTTTCAATAATGATGAAAAAAAAGATTATAGACATTTTAATGTTGGTCCAAACTTGGTGGAATGGAATTCAAAGGATAAACAAAACAAGATTGATAGATTTTATTTCATACACAATTATGATTCCTTTCACGGAATGATCGAGTATATTGCATCAATTACACCTATACATTATGAAATCAAATGGGAGAAACAAAACTGGTTTTGTGAAATAATGAAAATGTAAAATCGTACTATCATTTATTTTTACAAAATTTGATTTTATCCAATGTAGATGCTACTATCATCATTTTTTTATCAATTTCATCTTGTGTAAGTTTTTTAATATCAGTATTCATTGCTTTCAAATTCTTGAGTTGAATGTCAAAACAATTTTTTTTACTACATTTCAGCAAATTTTTTCTTGTTATGTGATTCAATAACAAATCGGTTTGTTTCCTCATTTCATTTAAATCTTTTGTTTTTTTAATATTTTTTTTTACAAATTCTAAATATTCTTTATCTTCTGTTTTACAGTTTTTTCTTTGACATTGAATGATTTCGCAAATTATGTTTTGATAACTTTTTATATACTTTTCCATTTTCTATTTTATTCAAAGGTTATTTTTTATATCAGTACAATAGATATAAAAATATTAAAGTTTTTCCATCATGATTCAATATAGAAAAGTCGTTGATTTATCCAAAAAACAAATACAAGAATGTAACAATCTCATAAATGCAAATTTTACAGAAAACAGATTTGATACATACACTCATGTTATTACATATGAAGAAGACAGCTCTATTTTGGGTTTTGTTGGAATTTTTGACAATTATCTAAATCAATTGTGTACAAATGAAAAACATCGCAAAAAGGGTATTGCGACAAATATTTTGAAAACAGCAAATCAATATTTGTCACATCCTATATTTCTGTTTATAAACAAAAACCAAGAAAAAACAGAGAAATTGTTGAAATTTTATTTGAAACTCGGTTTTACAATTGATTATGAAAACGATTTAGAATATAAAATGACAACATATGAAAACATGATATAGTATGTTTATTTTTTTGAATTGAATATCACACAATTAACGTTTTGATTAGAGTCCATTTCATATACTAAGAAGTTTCTTATTGCATTCGAAGAAATCTTGGTGTTGTTTGAAACTTTGTATACATTGTTGTGTTCTACGTAATATATATTTTCAATTTTGTTTTTTAATTTGAATGATATAAAATCATTATTTGGTTTGAAAGAAATGTTATCTATTTGATAAACGTTCATGAATATTGAATCAATATGAATTTCTTTGAGTGGTGAAAATACAGAATTGTCTATCTGTTTATTTATTAATTTCATTACATTGCTTGTGTTTATCTCGGGTTTCGAGTAACTTGTGATGGAATCAAGATAGTTACTCTTTGTCATTCGCAAATTCATATACGCACACGATGATTCAAATATAAAAAATACATACATCATATATATCAACTTCATTGTCATAATTGTAGAAATAAATATATGTATTTCTTATGTATTTTTTGTGATTTTTGTGTTGAGTATTATGTGTGATATGAATGTGTTTCATATTTTGTCATCGAAAATATGATTGAATACTTGCTTAATAATATTTACAGAATGGTAGAAATGAGGATCGTTGCAATCGATAAGGTCGATGAATAAAGGGGACATGTTTACAAATATATGCAAATATTGAATTAATCATCTATCATTTTTTTGCAATTATTGGGACAAATCGTTAAAAATCTATTCCAACCCATGTACTAGGACAAAGATCCTTTATGTCATGATTTTTTAGAGCAGGTCCAAACCACTGTTTCATTGGTGTACAAACAATTTTATCTTTGTTTTCACACATATATGCACCCCACCATGAAAATGTACTATTTGCTATTATATGATGTTTGCAAAAGCTTATCAATAACATTTGTTTCCAATCTGGAATATTATCTGATACTTTCAAAAATTTATATTCCTTTTCTTTTTGTATTTCATTCAACATTTTTCTTACTATTTGGTTATCAATCGATTGACAGAAAAACAGAATATTATATTCATTTATATTAACACATTTTTCAATGTGCTCTATTGCATTTTGATAGTATTTAAGTGGAGCTATTGGATGATTATGTTGTAGCGAGAGATAGTCTCCTTGGCGAAAGTGTATGGATATACAAGGTTTTGCAAAGACATGTTGAAATTCATTCAAAACTTTTTCTCTTACATCATTCATACCTATTATATTCATGATTTGATCATATTCTTTTTCGAAATATTTGTAAGATTGAAAAAACCCTTTTACATTCATCATTTGTGATTGTATTGGTGGTATTTCATTATATGCAAATTCTTTTTCTTGATAAAAATGACAATCATTTACGAAATGTGGTGTGGTTTTATACTTTATTTGAGACAACATATTATTGAAATAGACTGGATTTCCATTGTCTAATGTTTTTTCATTGCCTGAATAAAATATGAAATCAACTCCATGTCTTATCGAATAAGCTATAGTTGCAAAAATCATGAACAGTTGATTGCACATACCAGAATGAAGAAGCATTTGTATTCTTTGAGTTTGATTTGTTTTACTAATGATAAGATCTAATTGATTATTTTTGCCTTGAATTTGATGAATAACATTGTTTGCAATCATGTGATTCTTACAATGTTCCTGATGTATATCACTTCCAAAATTTGTATTAGTTACAAAGAAAGGATAAGTCAAAATGTATGAATTAGCAGCAATATAGACTAAATGATCTGAAGCTACCCAGTGACTACATGTAAAATCATAGATATTTTGAGCATCATTTATGATATATTTTTTCAAAATCTTGGCAGCTCCTTCTCTAGAAATTAAGTAAATTCCAGTACTTGAATATTTGTTATTTCCTCCAATTTTTTTAAACAATTGTCCATCTTTGATAAAACTTTGATTGTAAAGTTCAATAATAAAAGGATGTCCGTTTGTAAACATTTGTAATACCTCAACCTTATCTTGGATCTTTTCCTCAAATTGCTTTATTTGATCAAAAAGTTTTTCAAAATTGATCTCTGGTATAAATATATCATCTTCACATACGATAAAATATTCTTCATTATCTTCGTACCCCTTTTTGATAGCCTTTAAATGTGAAAGAAGACAAGCAAACTCTAAATCATTACTTGAACAATCTTTTGTTTTTTTTATTTCAAAATGTTTCAAATCGTTTGGAGTATAAGCCTCTATTCTTGTTGTTTCAAATTCTAATTTTTCAAATTGATCACGCATAAATTGTCGTCTATGAATAGACTTGTCCACATTTATCCAATAAAATCTCATTTTATTATAAACAACTCTTAATCTTATATTGTATATTTTTGAGAGAATACAAATTTTGAGTATAATATAAAAAAGTCATTTTAGACTTTTTTTATTTTTTCTTGTTTTTCAAAAATTTGCAATCTTTAGTTTGATCAATGTTTCAAGGTTTTTGATTTTTTCAATCATCATTTTCCGCATGTAGCAAGGAATTGATGATCTAAATTGACAATTTAAGTCAAATTCAAATATTTCGATTTTTTTGAGAATTGTTTTTTGAAATGTGATATATTTTGAATCGCACATTATGTTATTTTCGACGATTTTAGTGACAAACTTGAACATTTGATACATGAAATATATTTTGATTTCTACACTTGGAAGAAAATCGAATATATTTATTGTAAAATATATTGTTGATAAATCGTTTTCAGGATTTACAAATATATTTCCTTCGTCGAAATTTATCATATTGTTCTTTAAAGCACATGATCTCTTTGCAAAATTCAGTAAATTTACGTTCTCATAAATGTAATATATATTTATATTTAGCAATTGCCATGAAATTTTATCTTTCTTTGTTATAAAATTGTTGAAAATATCATTGCATATATTATCAATATGCGGGTGTCTCGCATCATAAATATTACTGAAATAGGTCAATAGATGTAATGTGATTGAGTCTTTGAAATAAAACTTGAACTTTTGCATCGCAAATGATCCAATAATTTTGAAAAGTTCAAATGATGAGTCAATGGCTTTTTTTGATAAATGAAAGGCTTTTTCATCCTCGCATAATTCTTCTATATTATGGCATATAGATTGAAACTTTCGAGGTCTTTTATCATTTTCTATATTGTCAAGCATTTTAAAGAATTGCAATTTAGTAAAAGAACTTGTCTCAATTGTGCTGTTCAAACACATCTTTCTTTTTTGAAGATATTGTTTCAAGAAAGGATTATTTTTGACAAAAATATGGTACATGTTTTCTCTCATCCCATAATACGATTTTGATGATGATGAGATATTGAATATATCGCGAATACTACAATATGATATTATCATATAAATTGTGTCGTTGTTAAGTGACACAATCATGATATTGTTGAATGATATTCAAGAAAATATTTATCATTTTTTCTTCCAAAATTAATTTTTTAATATTTTAATTTTTGACACTATCGTAGTAATCCTCAATAAAACTGTTGATTAATGTCAGTTTGTTTTGCATGATCTTTTTCCCCGTATTTGTTTTAACACGTTGAGATAAAATAGCAGTTCTTGTTTTGATGTTCTCTATGATGTCTTCAAGTTTTCTGTCTTGTTTGGTTATTCCATATTTAAAATATCGAGCTATACCAATTGCACCAAGAGATTCAATTCTATCAGCATCTCTTACACAGTCTACTTTTATACATTTAATGTCATCGAATTGTAATTGTTTCGATAAGCTTGTGTTACAAGCAATCATTACAACATTCTCAATGATATGCGATGGTATATTTTTATCGGCATAGAATTTCCTTATTATTTCGTTTTGAGTAAGATGGCTTGTCTTATACTTTTCGTCATTGATGTCATGTAGAAGAGCACCGAGTTGAATCTCGAAAATATCGTTTTTGTCAAGTGATTCAGCCAATGCAATTTTTGTTGCAATTGTTTTGACACGCAAAACATGATTGTAATCATGAGACCAATCATAATACTTCATAAAATTTTGTGCAAACTGTTCTGTTTGTCTTAAAATACTTAATTGACATTTTGAGAAAAGCAAAGATCCAGACATTTATAAATTTTATTGAAAGTATTAAATTCATTTTTTTGTTTTTAACCATAAATATCTCAATATATAAGAAATATTTGATATAAATATATATATGTCTGGGTACAGAGATATTGTTCAAGACTGGGATCCTGTTATTATAAGATCTTCCAAAAATGCACAAAAATCAAAACAAACTCATCAAAATCCAGAAGGTACAAAAGAGTTTATAAAACTCAATGAAAATGATATACCTTGTTTGAACAAAATGACTAGAGAACAATCACAAGAGCTTCAACAAGCTCGTAATGCCAAGGGATGGACGCAAAAACAATTGGCGTCTTCATTAATGATGAATATTTCTATTATTCAAAAGTATGAAAATTGTAGTGTTGAAAATTTTCAACCAAAATTATACAAGAAAATGATGGCTTGTCTTGGTGTGAAAAAATAAATTGATTCAATTAAAAATCGAAAGAAAAAAGTGTATTTTGACAATACACCTTTATTTTTTTATTTTTATGTGTTTAATTTTGAATACATTATTTACTGATTGTCATCAGGTTTTGTGTTGAACTCTTTTTTCTGTTCATCAGTCATGGTCTTCCAGATGCCTCCAGCCTTGACCATGGCTTCTTTAGTAGATATTGATGCATCATCTGCCTTGATCTTCTTTATGGTTGTGCTGACAAAGTTGTTATAGGCAGTAGGAGCCCTCTTGGGCTTTGCCTCCTTGTTCTTCTTTGCAGCATTTTTGGCCTCTGTATTAACCGTATTGAAGGCCTCATCAAGGATGTTCTTGAGCTCCTTAAGATTGTAAACCTTTTCACTATCAACATTTTCAGCGAACTTCTTCACAACACTGGAAGTAATATTGGTCATTTTTGCAATCAAGCTTGTTTTCGTTCTATACGATAACTATAGTATAAAAATCTTAAATCATTTTTTCTTTAAAATCTGAAAAATTAATACAAATTTATTGTAAATATTTGTCATTCCTTTGAGATTTGTGATAAAATATTAAACTTATATTTATAAACATCATCATAACGTTAATAAAGAATATCAAATCCTTGTATTTTTTCAGTTTGTTTTTGACAAAAACTGTTTGTTTTTCAACATTCTCGTATGGTATAAATATATCTCTGATAATTCCTTTTTTATAACTGTAACTAGATGTTATGATGTCTGATAAATAATTGCTATGTGCTATTACTCCAAATATTTTCGTTTTTTTATTATTTATTTTGTTGTAAATAAAGGTATCTAGAATAGTCCTGTAAAACCCCCCTAAGTTCTTTTGAGAAATGCATCTATATTGATAGCATTTACATTGAATAAGAAGAATATCATTATTTTTCAATTTTGCAATGATATCAATCCCTGTGTCCAATAATGCTTTAAACCTTATATTTGGTACAAAAGTTTTATATCTCTGTTTGATATTCAAGTCATCACCATCTATTATGATAGATGCTTCCAAAAATAATCTATATGGTACATTTTTCCACAAATATGCTTCTTTTACATCATATATAGTGTGCAAAATACTTAATACATATTCTTCATAATAGTATCCTTTGCAAAAGTTATAATCAAGGTATTTGATTGATTCCAATAAAGTCATCTTCATTGAATAAATTAAATATTATTCATTTTTTATAATTCATCATTTATTTTCTTAATATTTTATAGTATGGATTGTGAGGAACAAAATAAAATATTAAATCCAATTACAAAAAGATGTATAACAATCAATGGACCTGTGCACAAACGATTAATAAAGGAAGGTAAGCTTCAACCTAGTTGTAAAGAAAATGAGGTTATTAATCCCAAAACAAAAAGATGCATCAAAATAGCGTCATATCTTTATAAGAAACTTGTCAAAGAAGGTGTATTGAATCCAGATGGAAGAAGAAAATCAGGTGATAAGAAATCAGGTGATAAGAAAACAGGTGATAAGAAATCTGGTGATAAATCTCAAGAAAAAAAAACTCAAAGGAACTGCAAAAACATTGATACATTTTTGCTGTTCGAACATACTAAAGATATTCCTGATAGTGATTTTATCCAGACTGCCGACGGATATTGTTTTTCTTCAAAAGAACTTATTGCATATGTGAATGATTCCAACTTTAAAAACAAAAATCCCCATATACCTGCATTTACTCCGTTATTCAAAAAACAAGAAATAGACACTCTTTTAAAAGATCATCCTAATTTGTTGAAAAGGGTTAAAGAATATTTTGAAAAGGAAATCAAAACACAAAAAGAAAATGATGAAATTTTCGAAAAAACAATTGACGTTCTTTATATGGTTGGTAATGCTGGCAGAACTTGTTATTTCAATAATTTATCTTCACACGCAAGAGAAGATTCGTCTTTTTTCCAAAGATCAATTGAAAGTCTACAAGAGCTTGCTGAACAAATCAGGAAATTGAAAACTCAAACTGAGAAAACTGCATACAGAGATGTAAACAAACTTGTTCAATCAGCAAATAGGGGAGAAGCATGTATTCATGGCGTAGGCATTAATCTAATGAATCTCTTTATTCAGTACTTTATAAGATTAAAAAATGTGAAATATGATCCTTTCAAAACTGGTTTATATTTCTATAAATCTCCTAAAAATGGTATATTACTGTGTAGTGCAGAACATCGCTTTTCACCATTACCAAAAAGGTTCTTGAGAAATATGCCTGATTTTGAAATGAAAATTAGGAATTTAGATACCACCAAACCAGATATGATAACCGAAAGAAATGAAAAAAGCAAACACTATCAAGAAATGTGTAATTATGAACCCTATCTTGTTACAGAAAATACATTAGATGAATGGAGCGAACTTGCTGATTGGAGAAAAATAAAATTTGGATCAAATATGTGTTTTGATATATTATATGTTATTAAGGTTATTACTGATAATTTGAACAATTCCAAAAATAACAACCCAGATCCTAAATTTCCAACCAATCCCTTTACCCAAAGTCATTTTACACAAGATGAATTCAAACTTATCAAATATACAGTTGAAGACAATTATGTGAAAATAAATCCAGCAATTCGTTGTTTCTTATATAATCCCGAATTTTGGGTTTATTCATCAACATGGAAAAATAGATATATTTCCAAAATGGATGTAAATCACAGATTTGTAAGACTTAACAACATAATTGGTGGAGAACTTCATTGTCATGGTATGTGGAACATGAAATCTACTCCAAAAAATGATGTAGAAAATCAAATTTTACTATATTTGAATACTGCAAGACCTGAGATATTACGATTACTTGTTAGAAAACCTTCTGAAACGGTACCAGATAAATATTATTATGATATTCCAAAAAGTTTTTTAACTCACGGTGATTTTATAATATGGGATTAGATGTACTTTATTCTAACTTTGCATATTTCAAAATTTGTTGTGCTTTACTTCCTGTTTTATATTTTTCCTTTTCAAGTATTTCTTTAAATTCTTGATAAATATCTTGAAGTTTCTTTCGCAAATAAAATCGATCGTCATCATCATCATTGTAGTATATTCTTATTACTTCATTTCTTTCAACTGTTTGAAGTTCGTTCATCATATTGAATATCATAAATGATGCTATATAAACAAATACATTGTCGACTCTTTTCTTTTCAAATTCAAGATATTGATGATATACAAATTGAATATTCTTTTTGGCATCTTCGAGATTTGTTGTCAAAGTGTATTTCGCAAACTCTTTATAATGATGCATTGTTACTGAAAACCCATCATTATATAATCTACTCATATAATAAATATAATAAATATTGAAAGAAACTCTATACCATTCTTCGTCTAAGATTGTGTGGTCAAACAGTGGTGGTAATACATCTTTTGAAGTTCTTGAATTTCTTAATGTTGATATTTTACTTATCTTCATAATTGGAGATATATTATACACCTTATGGAAAAAGTCGAAAAGTGGTTCATCTATTATAGTGATTATTTCTTGGGTTAAATTTGCTTTATTTTGTTTAACAACACAATACTTGATAAATTGAAATATAATGAAAGTGTTATTATTCGCATTGTGTGAAATATTGTCAACCTTTATTTTTACTTTTTCTTTTAATACATCATATTGATCATTATTGATTGAAATCAGTATGTCATCGATTTTGTTGTAATCAAACAAACTATCCTTTATAATTTTGAAGATATTTTCAATCTTTCTTTCTTGACAAAAGCCTTTCGTAAACTTGTTTGATGCTATATTGATTATAGGTGTTGTTATAGATTCAAAGAACTTGTCAGTTGTTTGTAAATTTTTTAAAGATTTTATGGAAATTGATGCAGAGTTTATTATTTCGTCAAAAACTATTTGTTTTAAATCATCATTTATCAAAGATTTAGAAGTCATTTAGTTCTATTATTGGTTAATAAATATTCTTAATCAATTTTTCACTCATTTGAAGTTATTTTATATAGTGTATTACAAAAACTGATAAAAATATATTAATCTGTATTATATACTCAAACATGAATAGTTCTATAAACGTTTATATTGACGGTGCTTGTAGTAACAATGGCAAACCTAATGCAATTGCTGGATATGGTGTGTTTTTTGAAGATAATGATATTCGAAATGAATCGAAAAGAGTCATAGGTAAACAAAGTAACAATACTGGCGAGCTCACTGCATTTATAAGAAGTCTTGAAATTCTTGAAAAAGATATATTAGAAAATAAAACTATTCATGTGTACACAGATTCTGAATATGTCATGAAATGTGTATCATCTTATGGTGCTAAATTAGAGAGAAATGATTGGAAGACATCTAATGATAAAATCCCACCGAATTTGAAACTTCTTCAAAAAGCGTATAACTTATTCAAAGGTAAACAGAATATAAAATTACATTATATACAAGCACATTCTGGTAAAGACAATGTACATTCCAAAGGAAATGAAGCAGCTGACAGATTGGCTAGAATGTCGATTGGACATGTAGACAATGAAAGACCACAAAAAGTTGATAATGAGATTGTTTTGGATTGGGTAACATTTTCCAACAAAGACAAGGCGAAAAGTATTGGTGCCAAATGGAATGTGAATAAAAAATATTGGTATGTTCCTGAAAACACATCATTAGATATTATTGAAAAACTTGAAGCACTTTCAAAAGAACCTTGTGAGGAAGTCAAAGTCGATTCAAATAGTATGCAAAAAACTTACATTAAGGTAAGTTTCGCTAAAAAAGACAAAGCAAAATCTTTGGGTGCAAGATGGGATCCGTCTGTTAAATCATGGTATTATACACAAGATCTGGCTGAAGAAAAACAAAAAGCTCTTAAAAATATTTAGAGTTGATTGATTGTTTTGTTGGGATTGTTATTTACATAAGATGCCACTAAAGACACTTTGGATTTTTGAAAAATCATATGTGGAAATAAACTGAATAAGATAAGACTAGCATATTCGTCTATTGAATCAACAATAAAAACATTTTTTTCGAAATGCTTTTTATTTACATTGGTTATTTCAGAAAAAACAACAATATGTTTTTCCAATGATTTGCATTTATTTTTTATTATTTCATAATCTTCTATATTTTCGATATAGCAAACAACATAATTATCATCATTTTCATCGTTGAATTCTTTTTTAATAGATGTATACATTTCATATGCTTTATACATATAATCTTCGCAAGAATAAATAATTTCTTGTAACTCTTTTTTGCTTTGATATATTTTCTTTGGTACGCCAATAATAATTGTATTGTTGTTTGAATTTATTTTATCTTCACAGCATGTTCTTTCAAAGCTTATTTCATCAAAGTCAGTCATTGACATAATATCCACATCATTGAAGAAAACATGCAATAATTTTTCTGTATCAGGTTGATATTTCAATACAGGTTTCATTTTATAAGTTTTTGCAACATGTATCACATTTAGGATTTGTAATATCCTTTCACCTGTATTCTCGACAAGTTCGCAAGTTAAAAAGTTCATATTTTTCTCAATAAATACAATTGGATTTATTCTTATACATTTTTTTTCATGAATTTAGAAATCTCACTGAATCCAAAAAGAACGAGTAGATCATAATCTTCTTTTGTAACATCAATCTTTATTTTTTCATTTGTTATTTTGAATTTCATAACTTCCCCGTAAGGTATATCACTAAAATAAAGAATATTTTGATTTGTATTTGACATACTTTGTTTATTAAAATGATTCTTGTAAAGAATTTCAAATATACGCATAAAATATGATTTGATATCTTCATTTTCACTATAACTGTTATTTGCTTCACCTATGGTGGGTTCAATATATATTTCAAGTTTGTTTTTGCAATCAATATCTGTGAAAATGTTATTTAGAGATAAAGGAGACGTTAAACAGCCATCATTGAACAAATCCCCATCTATTTCAACGGGTTCAAATAAAAAGGGTATACACATTGAAGATTTGACTGCTTGAATAATTGACACATTTGGTGTTGTTTCCAAAGAAAATAAATGCATTTTTCCTGAATGAATATTTGAAGATGATACATATATATTTACACCAGTTCTCTTTACAAAATCCACGAATGTCATGTCACTACATTGATACTTTTTTTCAATAAAATCTGTTACATATCCTAGAACAAAGTCTACAGATATCATTCCTTTGTTAAAAAAAAGATTATTACAGTTTTCAAAGTTGATAGCCGCACATTGTTCTCTTTCTATATTCATTATTATGTTATAAAATTCAGTTTGAATCGTTTCAAATGGTATCCTTAATGCAAACACTAGTGCAAAATATGCACCAATTGATGTTCCTGCGATATGTTTGATATCTTTTAACATGTTTTCAATATATAAATATTGTAATACACCGATATACGCAATCCCTTTAAGTCCTCCATCTGACAATATCAAATGTGTTATAATGTTTGCGGTCATTTGAACTATCATTTTAGGTCGATCAATATTCTTATATAGAATCGTTACTTAGACAATACGCTGAATTAAAAGCATAAAAAAACCAATAAAATGGTCCTAAAACTAATGCAAGAAGTAAACCAATTGTTTTATCACCTGTACTTCCTTTATACCCAAAACACATCATTGACATTATAAGCGCAGCTAATCCAGATAATGTCCATAAAATAATTAAAAATATGAATATACCACCCAATACTGTTGCACCTGTTGCACTCATTTTCTATTATATACTTATATAATATTATTTATTATATCTCTTATTTTTTGAATATCAATTTATCAATCCTTGCCAAAAAAATGATGATTTAAAATTTACAAACAATTTAAATGCTTTATAATATTCCTTTCGAAGTAATTATTTTCAAAATATTTCCTTTCGTAGGTATTGAATCTATTGTAAGACTAACCAAAATTTCAAAACAGTTCAATAAAAATAAGAAAAACTTATATTCTTATATTATATGCAACGATACTTTTCTATATCGATATATTAAATCTCACAATCTCAATCTCATTCGTATAATTACAGAAAGTTCTATTTCATATCGTCACTTTGATGAAATTTATAATAATATAAAAAATCAAACTTTGGATAATAATCAAGAAACATTTGAAATTTCAAACAATAAAAACCAATATAATATTAACAACACTTTCAGATTGTTACAAATGTTTAAATGTTCTATTGATTATATCATATGTCAAGATGATATATGCAGAAAAAAAAAGACATCGTATTATATCACAAAATTAATGAAATCATATATAACATCAATGTTTTTCGCTAGAAATAATGGTGTACACTTTTTCACATCATTCTTTCAAGATATAGAAATTTATTGGGAAAGGTCAAACATTAATCTTTATAACATTTGTGAGAATTTGAATCTAATGTGTATTGATAAAGATTCTCATATTCTTAAACACAATTTACAAACATTTGACGATACTATTATTAACAATAATGGGTCAAATATGATTTCAACTGTATTTATTATCAAAAAACTTTTCAAAAATAGCAATATCATTAAAGTTGATATATTGGTTAAATACATCATTTTCAGATATTTAAACTTTATGTTTCATATGAAATTTCACAAAAAATTGACGGTAAATAAGAACTTCATAAATTCTTCACTTATTTTTCTTCAAGATTTTGAATTTAAATTCAAACATTATCACAATCATCTCGTTGCTCCATATTTTCAAGAAAATATTCTTAATGAAATATCATTATATAAACAATATCTTGACGAAGATTTATAAATGTATTAAATTATGTTGAAATATTGATTATAAAAATTATAAACGTTTAAAGTTTCAAAAATATGAATATCAAAAACCCTTTTTTAACATAAAACTGGGAAAAATCAAATTTTTTTAAAGTCTAGGAAAGAGGGGGGGGGGAGAGAGGGTCCAAAAAGTAGTAAAAATGGTGTGGTTCTGTAGTATTTAAAAAATAGATTATATTATCATAATATATAAGATATTAGTAAAAAATAGTAAATGACATTTTTTTCTTGTTATTTATGTACATACTTTACTGATAGAAAATATAATTTACAAAAGCATATTGGTAGAAAACATAAGACAGAACTACAAAATAACGAATATTCAAAAAATGTAGAAAATGTTACCCCAAAAATAGAAAATGTTACCCCAAAAATAGAAAATGTTACCCCAAAAATAGAAAATGTTACCCCAAATAATTTACAATGTTCAAAATGCAATAAAATTTATAAAACTACAAGATATTTATATAATCATGAAAAAGTTTGTAATAAAGTAGATAGTCTTACTTGTCCAAGATGTATGATTTCTTTTTCAAACAGACATCATAAATCAAGACATGTTAAAGCTGACAAATGTAAAGCAAGAAGTATTATACATGCTAGAACACCAAACATTCAAAACATTACAAATAATACAACAAACAACATTCAAAATGCAGAAACAATAAACAATAATAATATAATTATAAATAACTTTGGATCAGAAAGAATAGATCATATATCACATGGTGAGATTCAAAGATTTTTGCTTTCTGGTGCAAATACTGTCACTTTGTATATAGAAAAGAAACATTTTGACAAAGATTTTCCAGAAAACAATAATATCAAATATACACACGATAATAGATGTCTCATAATGGAAGAAAATTCTTGGAAAGAAAAAGATATAGGTTTACTTTCTAACAATCTTGTAAAAGAAAATACAGAAGTGTTATTGATGTATTGTGATGACAATGAAATAAAATTATTGAATGATATAAAAGATACTGAAAAATATGAGCATATACGAAATAAACTTTTTATCATTTATAACAAAACAGATAATCAAAAATATAATGATGTTCTAACAAAAATAAAGGAACTGATTAAAAATTCATTTAATTAAATAGTATCAGGTTGCATTTTTGAAGTGTCATATCCCCAATGAAGTAATGTTTGTCTCATACCTTTATAGATATTTTCATCATTCTTTCCTATTTTGTTGATTATATTCTGTAACCGTTTACGAAACCTTCCATTTTCTCCTGCAATGTTTTTCCAACGTTTGATTTGACGTATGTCATCTTCAGTTCGACGACCCAACCAAAAATTACAATACCATTGAATCCAACCATAAGGGTCTGTAGATTCATGTATCCAACCTTTCATAACCCAAAATTCATAAGATGTTCCAACTTTGACCTTATATTTATTGATATTTTTATCATAAATTTCATTGGCATATTTATTACGAGGTATTGTTTTTAAAAAATCAAATTTGTTAAATTCGTTTTTGTACTTTTTACCAGAAATAGGAGATTCAATTGGTCTAAAATATGATCCACCCATAATACCTAATTTAAACATCTGTTCTGGTGAAATGTTTGGTTGAAATTCTGGAAAATCCTTAAAAATAATATCTTTCATTTATTATTTTAAAAGAAAAACTTTGAATAATCTTATATTTTTATTTAAAATTTTAAAAATATATTTCATTAATAGAGAACATGAAAAATTTCATTAAAGTTTTACAATCATATTATCCTTTTCTTATTGTTGTATTTTTATGGCTTGTTTTAAGTTTTCTTTATATTTATTTTACTCAATTTGAAAAAGAAATTATCATTGATGAAAAATTCACATACAGCAATAAAGGGTTATCACAAAGTATAAGTGATAAAAACAATATTGTCTATGTTGTAAATAATTCATTATTTTATTTTCATTTCACAAGTACGGAAGTTTTTAACAGTCTTGATATTGAAAATAAATACAAGGTTAAAGGTTATGGTATCAGGGTTCCTATCTTCGGAATGTTTCCTAATATAATCAAAGCTGATAAAATATGATAAAATATGAGATAATTCAAATAAAACATTGTTGCGATTAGATTTAAATAAGATGATAATCAATAAATTCGAGATGTTTGTTTGTATCAAATAACAAAATTTCATTGTGAAATAAATCAGTTTGAAAGTGTATCCAACCATCAAAATCATCATCAAATGCATGAAAGAAAGCGGCTAAATCATTGTCAAACCATTCACATGACTTTCTTTCGCATTTAGTTGGAGTTTTTATTCTTTTTTGTTCATTTAAAGCAAAATTAGCAGTTGTTTCAATCAAGAGACTTTTATACATTTCAGTACATTTGGTTACATATGTTTCTTTGTCATATTTTTTGGTATTATAATTAGACTCAAAATTGGTGCGAAGATAATAAAAGAATTTGTTTGAATCATTTTGAAGGTCTTCATATGTTATTTTTATCTAAAATTTTGAAAATTTTGATTATATTATCAATGTTACCCAAATCAAACAATTTGATTTCTTTGATAATTTTAAATTGCAATTCACCATCCGAAAAGATACGATATATCATTATATAAAAGCAAAAATATCAATTGATATACTTTGAATATTACTACTTTGTTTTCTAAGATATGAAACAACTTGTAGACATGTGTCTGCTAAATCGTCTTTTTTTTTATTTGAAGCAAAAAAATCACAAAGTCTGTCATCATTTTTAATATAATTATTACAAATTTCTATTGCATCTGACTTATTATATTTATATTTTTCTCTTTTGCTTAATGTTTCATTGATTTGTTTTGATGCAGGTTCATAATCATGATACTGAAGCTTAAGTGATGGATTTATCAGAATGACTTCTTCAACCCTTTGATCCCAATGCTTCAAAAGTTTAAAATATGAGAATATTAAATACTGAATTGTTTTCATAATACCATTTAAATTTGAAGGTTGGTTCTCTATTATGACATAATCAATTTGATGTATATCTATAGATTCTAGTTTTCCTATCAGTTCATCAAGTTCGTGAAACAAATTATTTGAAATATTTTCAATTCCTTTTACTTTCTTTTTACTTTCTGCTAAAACTATAATTCCCCAATCTATTATTGAAAGAATTTGATTCTCATAACGAAGAATACAAAAAGCTAAATTTTTTAAACCAATATCAAAACTGATATATATCATTTATATATAAAAAGGATTTCTTTTATATGTTTATTTGTTTACAAACTGCTAATATACAAGATAGTTTATCAAGTTCATTGGAAGAGTACATATCTCTGAAAATTGTTTAAAAAATAAAAGTTGTAATAAAATCTGAAATAAATTGTGATATGTACTCTCTGAAAAGGCTTAAAGCATCTATTTTACCGTTTTCATCAAGTTCATTGGAAGAGTACATATCTCTGAAAATTCTTTAAAAAAATAAAAGTTGTGATAAAATCTGAAATAAATTGTGATATGTACTCTCTGAAAAGGCTTAAAGCATTTGTTTTACTGTTTTTTCGAGTTCATTGGAAGAGTACATATCTCTGAAAAATCTATAAAAAAATAAAAGTTGTAATAAAATCTGAAATAAATTGTGATATGTACTCTCTGAAAAGGCTTAAAGCATCTATTTTACCGTTTTCATCAAGTTCATTGGAAGAGTACATATCTCTGAAAAATCTATAAAAAAATAAACGTTGTAATAAAAATCTGAAATAAATTGTGATATGTACTCTCTGAAAAGGCTTAAAGCATCTATTTTTTATTTTTATAAGATTTACGTAGATGCCCATCTCGTCGAGGTCAATGAGTCTCGTGGGATCCACGCCCATGACCCCTGCCACATTTTTCCAACCCCTTACCCCAGGCAAGCCCCACGCTTGCGCCCCCTCCAAGGGCCCGTTAATCGAGAAGAGGCACCTGGAAAATATTTTGTTATAACTATATAGAAATAATAATGGAAATGTTAAGAAGTGCGTATGAAAGAGATAAAAAGCTCAAAAATGAAAATGCGTATACTTTTGTAAGAAAGCAAAAAATTGAAAATGTAGAAAGAAATGTGTTTGTAAAAAAAATGCCTAGACCTGATAAATGGGTTACTTCAAGATTAGATCGCGTTATATATGATAAGTGGGTTGATAAAACGGTACCAGTAAATTCTACAGAGTATGTTAAGCACAATGGAAAGTTTATGCAATTAAAAAATTATAAAGAACTTCTGAAATCAAAGAACAAATATCCAGATTCTCAGAAGTTATCTTCTCCCGGAAAGTCATGCAAAAAAGACTGTTCTCTGAGTAAAAAAGAAAGTAATAAAAAAACCATATGAATGTATCAAAGTATGAATGTTGAATATTCGAAATCTAACAAGTCTAAATAGATATTATTTCAGAAAATCCCTCGTCAGTAGTAGGTTCTTGATTTTTTTAAAGCTTTTTTCTCTTCTATGATATATCCTTTATTATTTGCTTCATTAATATGATTTCTTTTTCTTGTGTTTCAATAATACTTTTTGCTAATTGTTTGAGTTTAGTATTTTTTGTTTTTTCATGTATTCTATGAGATGTAGTCAAAGCTGTAGAATGATGACTTATCATTCTTTTTAACCATTGTTTGTCATTGACAAAAATTTGTTTTCGCATTACGAACGATATTATAAGTGATAATGACACCCCTGTTAAAAATGTATACATATTGAAATGTCCAATTGAAAGATAATGAATTATTTCATGTGCCCATATCATATTAGACGCCATCAATAAACCTCCATAAATCAATGTTAAAGATATATAAAGATCGTTTATTTTATAAACTAAAACATTCATTGGATTAAAACATATCCCTACAGCAACCATAATAACGAACATTATTAATTGATTCATAATCGTTATCTCTACTTGTAACAATTATTTTTCTAACTCATAAATTAAAAAATGACCATTTTCTCAATCTCAAGTAATTCAAGTTATGTTAGCAGAAAAAGCAATCATTTTCAAACAACTATATAATGAATGGTTTGAACAAACAACAATTGATTATAATTATTTTGTTAACAAATATTTTCACGACATCAAATTTGCATTCGAATACGATATTAACAGTTTGAAAAAATATGATAAAGAAGTTCAAATTGGTTTCATTATAGCATATGACCAACTTTCAAAACCATTTTGTGAAAAACACAATATTGACGATATTTCATATTCTCAAATATATTCTAGAATTGCAGAAAAGATGTCAATAACATTTTTACACGATGACTCTTATAAATATTATGATCTAAATGTACAAGATTGGTATTATATTCTTATGCCATTTGTACATCTAGATTCAAAATCTAATCTCAAAACAGGTTTAGAAATTATGAAATTGATGTATCATAACCCATATATTTCGCAAAAGGATAAAAATATATGTAAAAAATTTATTTCAGATGTTGGAAAACCGGAAAAAGTATGTTGTTTTTCATAAGTCTAGGAAACACATGGGGTAGAGAG